TCTCCTTTTTCATTTCTTCAATATATAATTCAGCTTCTTTCCTAGTTTCAAAATATTCCTCGTTTAAAACATCATCATCAATCCAATAAGCAACCTCATAATTCCACCCTTGCTTATACTCCCCAATGTCAATAGTTATAGTGTCCCAAAATTTGGTTATTTTCCATTTACCTTTTTTGTCCATTTTGTTAGTAAGTTTCATTTATTCATTTCCTTGTTTAGTGGTATTTATAAGCTATATTCTTAATATCTTTGTTCCAGCATAATCTACAATCTTTGCATTGATTGTCCTGTTTAGGTGCATTACATATAGTGCTATTTGTAGTGCTAGTCTTTATTACAGATGATGTATTTTCATACCCTGTAATTTCTGCATCAATCATAGGAGCAGACACTCTGATAATTAAATTATTTGGCGTTTTGTTACCTTCCTTGTAAAATCTAGTTATTAATTTATATTCTTTTGTTGGTAACCAATGTTTAATATTTGGTGTGTTTTTAGCTATTTTTACAATGTTTAGTAAAAAATCATATGAAGGTATATCCCCACTATCAAACCATCTAAAATAACCACTTTTTTCATACTTGTTTAAATAGCTTGAAAACGTGTCGACCCATAAATTTTTATCCTTGTAATAATTGTTTAATTTTCTATCGTGGTTCTCTTCATGCTTCTTTTTAAACATATTATAAAACCCTGTCATTGCATAGCATCCATAACAGACAGAACCCTTGATTTTTGCTAACTTGCTTCCATTGTTACACCTCCAAGCACTCAAATTAAAACTGGCACAGGGCATTTTTGAAGTACTTGAAAGCCCTCCTATAATTGTTAACATTTCTTTTTTATTCATTGTTATTCCTTCTTTTTTTGTAATTGGTTGTTTAATCATTTTAAATGATAGTTAATTTAAATTGATATTTAAAAGATGTCAATAATAAAAATAATAAAAATAATAAAAATAACTTGTATTATTAAAAAATATGTAATAAAATAGAAGAGCGATACAAATTAACTAAAATAAAATAAGGAACTAAAACAATGAAATTAATACTAAATAATAAAGATCAAATACTTTTTAAAACATCTATAAAAGATCGTGACACATTATTAAGAAATATTAAAAAGTATGTTTGGAATATTAATATAATCAGTAGATCCAGAAAAGATTTCAATCTATATTTAAGAGACTTTATAAAAGAAATACAAGAAATTGACATTAATAACAGTTTTATTGTCAATTTATATGGTATATCTGAAATTTGCATATCTGGAGACAATGGAGTTATTAATTTACAAATAATAGATTTAAAAGAAATACAAGAAATATAAATTAACTAATAATAAAAATAAGGAGTTAAACCAATGCAAATAAATAAAAATAATGCAATTTATAACAACTTTAAACAAGAAATAATAAAAGATATAAAAGAACAAAAAAAATATAATGGGTGGAGTAATTATTGCACATGGTGCTTCAAATTGTGGATTGATAATAACCAGTATTTATATAATAGCATTTATGATTATATAAAACAAAATATAAATAAAAGGTTTATAATATCAATATCAATTGAACGCCTGCAAAATATAGCCATGGAGATGGCAGAAGACCAAGACCTATATAACATATATAACAGCAAAGGATCTTTCGCAAATGATTTAATTGGTTTTGCATTAAATCAAATCAATTATAATGAAATTGCAACAACTATAATTGAAGACATAAAGCAGGAACTAAATTAAAACCAAGTTAGATAATAAGTTAAAACAAAATAAGGTATAATATAAACATGAATAAACAGACAGCAAATAAAAGTAAAATGATTAACGAACTAATAACCTTCAGTTGTTTTTATAATGTCGATAGAATAGAACTCCAAAAACTATCATATCATAAAATAAAAGAATACTACAGGTTATTCAAATACTAAAATAAAACACTAGAAGGGATAAATTAAGCTACATTTTAAAAGGTGTGGCTTTTTTTATACCTGCGAAATTATCCCTCTAAATTTTACCCAAAAAAATATCTAAAAATTCAACCTAATAACAAAAGTCAAACGTAATTTTGAACGTGCACCCCCCATAAAAAAACACTCTCACTCATTCTAAGGTAATTTTTTTCAAATTTTATTTTTCAAAATTTTTTCAAACTTTTTTTTGTATTAATTCTTTAATCTTTTTTTTGCTATATTAGTATTGCTATAATATATATAGCTATATATAGTATTGCTATAAATATTATTGCTATAATAGGGGGAATTTTGATATTTGGGCCAGGTTTTCGTATATTTCGAGTATGGACATCAAAACAATAAAAGGCGTTAACCACTACTTGTATGACAATATTAATGAATTTAAGGCACTTACAGGCCTTTCTGCTGTTGTTGATGATTGGAGGCAAGCAAAAGAGGGTAACTGGACTTATACTGATGATGGTTACATTTGCCAGATCTTAAAACGATTTACAGTAAAAGGGCTTGGGACAAAGAATCCTTTGTGTGTAAGGACAGTATGTGGTACGTTTGTTGTTACTGGCAAAAAAAGGATGCTAGGCGAAGATGGCGTGGCTCAGAACATATTTACGTTTTCTGGCGAAACTCCTAAAAACCTTAGTGAAAACAAACAAATGCTGTTTGCAAGGTATATGGCATCAGGCCTTAGCCCAATAGAATCTTACAAAGCTGCCTGTCCAAATGCAGAAAGCGAAAAGTATATTAAATTACAGACATCTAAACTCTTAAAAACAAAAGAGGTGCAGAAAATGATTAAAAAAGAAGTTGTCGCTACGCTTGAAAAGCAGGGAGTAACTCCAGACTGGATAGTTGAAAGGTACAAGACAATTGCTGATTTAGCTGAAAAGGACTCTGATAAGCTTAGATCCTTAGAAAGCTTGTCAAAAATCAGTGGTTTGTTCGAAACAGAAGATAAAAAATCTGAGCAGTTGACAGTTTTTGCTGGATTTTCACCTAAACAACTAGAAGAGGTCAAAAATGGGAAAGCAAGATTACTCGCACATGGCGAAAAAGAAGAAAAATGACGATATATGCACAATTTGCAAGAAAGATTTAAATTTAAATGAACTACAATCAAAAAGAATTGGCATGTTAGACGAAAAAGATGAATTATGTGGCTGGGTATGCCCACATTGCAACAGTCAATTTGATTTGTATGATATTGTTACGAATATTTATGGTGAAATGAAAGTAGAGGGAGAAGCTTAGTGGCAGAGCCAAGCAATAAAAGTATAATAGATAAGTTTTTAGATGAATATCTTGTTGAGGGAGTTCCATCTCCTGGCGTTGTAGGGACTACACTGGATCAAATGCAAAAGTTAACAGGCAAAGAGGCAGGTGCTTTGTATGACTCTTGGATGAAAGATATATATGTCCCAATGAATTTTAATCCTTATAGCGAATTTAAAGGCAAGGGTGAAACTCCAAGGCAGTCTGGGCAGCATGAACTGTTACACTTTCTTGATGATTTATATGCTCCTGATATCAACCCACAGGAAGTTAGCAGGGGCACATCTCCAGCTCAATGGGGGACTGATGAACTTGATAGTAAATTAAATTGGGATAATATTAACAAAATGATAGCTTCTATGCCTTTTAGGGGAATACAAGATTTAGCTGATACAGTAACTGCTGATCCAAATCGAAATCAAGAAATATTAACATATATGTTAGATCCTGGTTCAAAGGGCTTTGCAACTGGCACAGCAGCCCTAACTAACACTGTTCATAACATTTTAAAATCTAAAGAGCCACAGTTTGATATTAAAAACATTGTGTCGTTTATGGGAGATAGGGAAAAAGTATTTGATATGTTCGATAAAGTCACAGAAAATAAAATGACAGAAGAAGGAAAAGGGCATTTTAGAAGTCGTAAAAATATTAAAGTTCAAGACAAATGGGGCTCAAGCGTAATAAATTAGCAATGAAGGAGAAGCATAATGCCAAAGTTTGGTAAAAAATCAATGAGTAAACTAGAAACATGTCACGAAGACTTACAGCAAGTCTTTTATCAAGTAATTAAACACTTCGACTGTAGTGTTTTAGAAGGACATAGAGGTGAAGAACTGCAAAACAAATATTTTGACGAGGGTAAGTCTAAAGTTAAGTTTCCTAAGGGCAAGCATAATGCTAACCCAAGCAATGCTGTGGATGTCGTACCTTGGCCTATCGATTGGGATGATACAGATAGGATGTATTACTTTGCTGGGTTTGTTAAAGGAATTGCTGCAATGCTTGATATACCACTAAGATGGGGAGGAGACTGGAATGACAATACAGAAGTTAAAGACACAGGCTTCAAAGATCTACCCCACTTTGAGCTCAAGCAATAAACTTAGCATACTTATCCTTCTTTGGATACTAGATAAAGTAATTATGGGTGTAATGTTTATATTTTTCAACAAATAGGAGTTAATATGAGTAAAAGAGTTAGTTGGCTTTATGGTGGCAAAAGATATTATGGAACTTTAATACGAGAAACTAAAAAGCATAAGTTTGCTAGAACTGAAAATGGCAAAGTTAAGAAAATAGTTAAGAAAGGTGCTAAGTAATGGCAATTAAAACAAAAGATGCCAGACTTAGGCGTGCTGGGGTATCTGGGTACAATAAACCTAAAAGAACCCCTGGTCATCCTAAAAAATCACATATTGTTGTTGCGAAAGAAGGTGATAAGATTAAAACTATACGTTTTGGCCAGCAAGGCGTTAAAACTGCTGGTAAACCTAAAAAAGGTGAATCTGCTAAACAAAAAGCAAGAAGAAAGTCTTTTAAAGCTAGGCATGGCAAAAACATAGCAAAAGGCAAAATGTCTGCTGCATACTGGGCTGACAAAGAAAAATGGTAGTCATATACTAAAAATTAATAACATGAGGAGGAACGATGAACTGGGGTGCAATTATCATATTTTGTGTGATAGTCGTCCTTGGGGAGTCTAAAAAAGTTTATGAAGCAAAAATTACAAAATATAGTTGTCCAACCTATTGTATGGTTACTCACGAACATATACAACCTTTTATTCAAATTAGTCAGGACAGCTTACGAGTGGGCAGAAAAGAAAATAAATAATTTAATGAATGGCTAATTTAAATCTAAATGGCAATGTTTCAAAGAACGAGGAGATCTTGCAACTTGCATACAATGATTTAATTGCATTTGGTAAGTTATTTTCACCTCAAGACTTTTTAGCTACAAAATCCCCTAAATTTCACTATGAAATGGGGAAGTACCTTTTAGACAAAGATAAACAGCAATTAGCTCTTGTTTTGCCTAGAGACCATGCAAAATCGACTTTAGCAGCCTGTGCTGTTATGCATAGGTTCTTATTTGCTACAAAAGACAGGCCTGAGTTTATTGCATGGGTTGGTGAGGCCCAAGACCAAGCTCAAGATAATCTAGCCTGGATACAAAACCACATTTACGACAATCCTGCTATCCATTACTATTTTGGCGACCTTGAAGGCGATAAATGGACAAAAACTGAATTTACCCTTACAAATGGGTGCAGAATGATAGCAAAGGGTACTGCCCAGAGATTAAGGGGTAAAAAGCAGTTTTCTACCAGATATACTGGTATTATCCTTGATGACTTCGAATCTGAGCTAAATACAAAAACTCCTGATGCAAGAAGGCATATCAAGGACTGGGTTACTGCTGCAGTGTATCCAGCGATCGATTTTGACAAAAATGGGTTTTTGTGGTGCAATGGAACAATTGTTCATTATGATAGTTTTTTAAATGGAATCGTTAAAAAGCACTCTGATGCCCAAAAGACTGGGGAGGACTTTTCCTGGGACGTTGTTACCTACAAGGCTATTCTTGATGATGGCACTCCATTGTGGCCTAGCAGGTGGCCTTTAGCTAAATTAGAAGAAAGAAAGCAATTTTACATAGATTCAGGAACTCCAGCTAAATTCTATCAAGAATACATGAACCAGGCTAAATCTCCTGAAGATCAGATATTTTCAGAAGAGGACATAAATGACAACTTTTATACAGGCAATGCAAGATTTGACGAAGAATGTGATTCGTGGTATATCAAATTTGAAAATGGAGACACTGAGTACATCAATATATACATTGGTGTGGATCCTGCCTCTACACTTGGTGCTAGGAACGATTATAGCGTTATTATGGTTATTGGGGTTACTAAGGACAATGATTACTACATTCTTGAATACTGGAGAAAAAGAGTATTACCCATGGACTGTGCAGACCAGATATTTAAAATCGCTGAACGATACAAGCCAATCAGACGAATAAACATTGAAACAATATCTTATCAGGAAATGTTAAGAGATTATGTTCACAAAAGAAGTAAACAGGAAGGAGTCTTCTTACCTGGCATAGAAAAAGGTATTAAGGGCTATGGTAACCAAAAAAAGAAAGATAGGCTTTTTGAAGGGCTGCAGCCTATGTTTAAAGCTGGGGCTGTGCACTTAAAAAAGAATATGCACGAATTAATAGGTGAGCTGCTGGATTTTCCTAAGGGCACACATGATGACTGTATCGATGCCTTCTGGCTGTCGACTCAGTTTGCCAGAGGAAATCCTAAAGCTGCTAATAAAAAGAAAGAAAAAAACGCTAAAGGTGACTGGCTTAAACCCAAAAAAGTTTATAACTGGATTACTGGAGCTAGGAGATAATTTGCATAACAATAATAAATGTTATAAATTACGACCATGATTCAAAAGGATAAAAGAGCAATTGAGACACAAGAGCTTTTCAGACGATGGCAGGAAGCTAGATCTGACTGGGATACTCAGGCAAGAGAAGATATTGATTTTTATCTAGGAAATCATTTTGATCCTAATGAGCAAGACGAGCTAAACTCAAGAAATCAATCAAGCACCCCAGTAGACAGGCTGTATTCTGCTATTGAGCAGTTTAAAGCTATTATTACATCTAAACCACCTAAGTTTAGTGCTGCTCCAAGAGAAGACTCTGATGTCAAGCTGGCTAAAGTTTGGAAAACTATACTAGAGTACACTTGGGATATATCAGATGGTGACGAAATGTTTAAGCAGGCAGTGCATGATTATGCTGTTACAGGCCTTGGGTACTTTTATGCTTACACTGACGTTGAGGCTGATTATGGCAGGGGAGAAATAAAATTTACAAACTTAGACCCATTTAGGGTTTACGTTGACCCAAATGCAAGACATAGGTACTTTGATGATGCTTCATCTATGATTGTTTCTACGATTTTAACAAAAACCCAAGTAAAAGACCTATATCCTAAATTATCACAACCTATTGACGAAAGTGGCAAGCTGTTAATAGATGAAGTAGAAACTATGACTGATGATGATGATTACCCTGCAGCAACTAATGTTAGGAGCAAAGGGTCATTTACACCAGATGTAGTCAAAGACTATGATTATGGCAACACTGCTGGTGAAAAGTACAGAGTCCTAGAGCATTACTCAAAAGTTAAAATGCCTTACTTTAGAGTGCTAAACACTCAAACTGGCGATGAGCAGATTGTTACTCAAGAAGAAATGCAAATGAGGCTTCAAGACGAAAAGTTTCAAGTAATGATGGAAAAGAATCTTGTTGATTTTGTAGAAGTACAGCAGACAAGAATTAAATTATGTTGCAGTGTGGGGCAAATTGTTTTGTATGAAAGAATATTAGATACAGATATATACCCAATAGTACCACTTCCAAACATATGGACAAACACTCCCTACCCAATGAGTGATGTAAGAAAAAATAAAGATTTTCAGAGGTTCCTTAATAAGATGGTATCACTTATAACATCTCACGCCCAATCATCATCTGGGCTAAAACTCCTCGTGCCCCAGGGCTCAATTCAAGATATGGAAGAACTTGAAAGGGACTGGGCAAACCCTAACGCAACTATAGAATACGATGCATCTTTAGGGGAACCTCACTTTCCTGCACCACAGCAGCTATCTAACTCAATTATTGAATTACCACGAATGATTGAAAAGTATATTGATTTAAACATGGGTATTTTTGAAATGCAACAAGGTAATGCAGAGGCTGCACCTAAAACATCGTCTGGAACAATGATGATGGAGGATTTTGGGCAAAGACGATCTAAGTCTAAATTAAGAGATGTAGAAGGAAGTTTAAAAAGATTAGGTCGTGTTATATACAATTTATCTAAAAAACATTACAACTACTATAAAATGTTTAGAGTTGTTCAGCCTAACAACGATATAACTGAATACATGGTTAATAAAAAAATGTATGACGATAAAACAAAAGAACTGCAAACTATTAAAAATGATATTACAGTAGGTCAGTTTGATATTAGAGTTATAGGTAACTCTACCATGCCTTCTAATAAATGGGGCGAGTGGGATATCTATATGCAAGCATATCAATCTGGACTTATTGACAAGCACGAAGCTCTCAAGAAAACAGAAATATTTGACAAAGAGGGTATTATGCAAAGAACAGATATGGTTGCACAATTGCAACAACAACTTCAAGGAGCTCAAGAGCAGATCAAGAAACTTACAGGTGACTTGCAAACTGCTGAAAGAGAGCAAATATCATCACGAAAAAGAACTGAAGTTGAGAAATTTAAAGCTCGTCTTAAAGAACATGAACTGTCATCAAAATCAGAACAGGTTATATCTGCAAGGCGATTTAACGATGCTGTTAAACTCGAAAAAGAGAAATTACAGAACAAAGGGTAGTTAACTCAAGTTTTTTGAGAGATAGCACAAACAAGGAGAAAAGTGATGACTCAAGATAATAACAACGCACAGGTAAATGGACATCTTCAAGGTGAGCCCATTGATGGTGTAGGGCAAGATGTAGAGACTCAAACCAGCGAGAATCCTGTAGATTGGGAACAATCAGCAAAATACTTTCAATCTGAAAAGGACAAGCTTGCTGCTGAAAATCAACAGCTGCAAAAATATAAACAACTGGGACAATTTTTGGAGTCACGTCCAGACTTAGTACAGGCTATGCAAGAAAAAGCTGCAAACCCCAATGCTAAGCCAAGTGGCCAACCAGAAATACAGTTAACAGCTGATGAATTTGATCCATGGGAAGCCTTTAATGACCCTTCATCTAAATCGTACAAGTACAGAGAACAGCAACAAGCTCAACAGATTAACAGTGCTGTACAACAGAGAGTAGGAGCAATGGAAGCAGAAATGCAAAAAACTGCTGGAATGTCTAAACTTCAAGCTGATTTAGCAGCCAGAGGTTTAAGTCCACAGGAAGTAGCATCTTTTGTAGAATTTGCAGATAGACACCCTGCTAGCTATGGTATTGATAATGTGTTGAAAATGTGGCGTTCAGTTGTTTCTGAACCAGCAACTGCTAACAATGCTAACTTAGATCAAGTCAGAGATATTCAATCTACACCTCAAGCTGGTGTCCTGCAAGGGCAACAACCAGAAGTTAAGAATGAAGCTGACCAAATGTGGGATAGTATAGTGGCTGCAGGAAGTAGAAGCAAGGTACTTTAATTGTTAATAAAACACAATAGGAGAAAAAATGGCTACTTATAATAGTGGACAAGTAAAATTTGGTACTCCTGGTCAGAATGTTGTTGATAGTGCAAATATGTCAACAAGAAGATTGTATGATTTTAGTGATCGAGTCGCTGATCTAGCCCCAGAAGAGTCACCATTTTTTGTATACTTGTCAAAAGTTGGAAAAGTACCTACATCTGATTCACAGTTTAGGTTCTTGGAAGACAGAACAAAAATAGCAATGACAGACAGAAGTTTTGTTATTTCAACAAACCTTGCTGCAGTGTCTGCTGGTGCAACTGTAACAGCTACATTGTCAGCTGCACAATCTTGGCTTATAAAGGGAATGGTAATATCTGTTGAATCATATACTGGAAATAGTGATGGCCCAAATCATGCTAATGCACGAATTGATGGTATTAATTCTAGTACTTCAATAGAAATTACATGGTTAACTAATCCAGGTAGTGATTCAAATCCAATTGCAGATGCTAAAGCTACTGTAATTGGTACTGCTTTTGCTGAAGGAAGTGGAGCTCCAGATGTATTTTCTCAAAAGCTAGATG